TTTATGAACTCCTTCAGCAACCTCCTAAAGAAATAACAGTAGAACGAGAAGTCATCAAAGAAGTATTTGTTGACAGACCAGTCGAAGTCATCAAGGAAATAATCAAAGAAGTTCCAGTTGAAGTCATCAAAGAAGTCATAGTAGAACGATTCATCGAACCACCTGCACCACAACCTATACCACCAGCTGATATTCTACATGCTGATCCTCCACCATTGAGAGGATTCCAGGCACCCGCGACTGATGAAGCTCCAATCAATCCAACACCCAAGGCAGTGGTCATCGATGAAACACCAAATCAAGTAGTCATACCAGATTTTAGTATCGGTGCTGAAAATGCCATGCCGGTGAACGCTGGCTTTGGTGATACGTTCCCTGCCGATCCACTCAAAGGTGATATGTTCCTGCGTGTGGACATGTTGCCCAGCAAGCTGTTCAAGTGGAATGAAAAGAAATGGATAGAAGTAGACAAAACCAAGACTGATAGTTTTGCCTACGATCGCGCATATATACAACATCTAATAGAAAAAATCGACTCAGGTGAATATGATATTGATCTGCTCACCGACAGTGAAAGCGAACAAATCAAGGAGTATTTAAATGCACAATCAAAACACTAGATATATCACCTATCCCAGCACGGTAGAAAAACAGCGCCATACTGTCCTGATTATCGATATCAAACCCGCGGATTTCATAGTCTTAACCGAATTCCTCCAGGCCTGTGATAGAGATTTTGATGTCTACTTATACGAGGGTGCCGATCATGATCTAGAATGGTTAAATCATGTCAGCCAGAACTGTGATGCGATCTTGATAGATCAATCTAGTCAAGTTACCATCACACCCACAGACACTAATATCAGATATGGAGTTGGATCGGAATATCAAACACCCTACGGTTATTTTACCAAATTAGTTGACGAAATGAATGAAATTGCTGTATAATATGGTAAATAATATACTATTATAATCAAGGAAAGGTAAGATTGGCATACGATAATCCATTAAAAGGCAGCACCGTTTACGTTCGTAACGAAAACGTAGAACAGGCTATGCGCAAGTTTAAAAAGAAGATGCAGGACAGTGGATTATTACAGGATCTACGTGATCGTGAATTTTATGAAAAACCAACTGCATTACGTAAACGTAAAGCATCAGCAGCCAAAAACCGTTGGAAAAAGAAATTACAGAGCCAACAGTTGCCCAAGAAGTTATATTAGTATATAATAAAGTTTTAAAGAAATAAATAATTGTATAGAGTGCCGTAAGGGCTCTATATTTAGATCTTGCTTAATTAAAGGAGAAACTATATGTCTAAGATCATCGGTATCGATTTAGGTACAACCAACTCTTGTGTTGCTATCCTAGAAAACAACAAACCCAAAGTAATTGAAAATAATGAAGGTGCCCGTACTACACCTAGTATCGTTGCCTACGGCGATGAAATCTTAGTTGGTGCGCCAGCTAAACGTCAAGCGATTACCAATCCAAAGAACACAGTCTATGCGGCTAAACGTTTGATTGGTCGTAAGTTTGAAGAAAAAGAAGTACAAAAAGACATAGATCTTATGCCCTATGAGATCGTTAAAAATGACAATGGTGATGCATGGGTTAAGATTAACGAAGAAAAACTAGCACCACCGCAGATCTCAGCCGAAGTCTTGCGTAAAATGAAAAAGACTGCTGAAGACTATCTTGGCTATGAAGTAACACAGGCAGTAATCACTGTTCCTGCATACTTCAATGATAGCCAACGTCAAGCAACCAAAGATGCAGGTACTATCGCAGGCTTAGAAGTCTTACGTATCATCAATGAACCAACAGCAGCTGCATTGGCATTTGGTTTGGATAAACAAGAGAAGAAAGATCGTAAAATTGCTGTCTACGACCTAGGTGGCGGCACGTTTGACATCAGTATTATCGAAATTTCCAATGTTGACGGTGAACATCAATTTGAAGTATTATCAACTAACGGTGATACGTTCCTAGGTGGTGAAGACTTTGATCAACGCTTGATGAACTATATCATTGATGAGTTCATGAAAGAAAGCGGTGTCGACCTATCAAAAGATGTCTTAGCTCTACAACGTCTTAAAGATTCAGCTGAAAAAGCTAAGATTGAATTATCAAGTTCAGCACAAACTACTGTGAACTTACCTTACATCACAGCAGATGCCAGCGGTCCAAAACACTTGAACGTAAATATCACACGTGCTAAGTTTGAAAGCCTAGTTGACGAACTGATCCAACGTAGTATCACTCCATGTAAGACAGCAATGAAAGATGCCGGAGTTTCAGCTGATGATATAAGTGACGTTATCCTAGTTGGTGGTCAGACACGCATGCCTCGAGTACAAGAAGAAGTTGAAAAGTTATTTGGCAAAGCGCCACGTAAAGATGTTAACCCAGACGAAGCAGTGGCAGTTGGTGCAGCTATCCAAGGTGCTGTCCTAGCAGGCGATAAGACAGACGTCCTACTATTAGACGTTACCCCACTATCACTAGGTATTGAAACTGTTGGCGGTGTGTTTACTAAACTTATTAAGAAAAATACCACAATCCCAACTAAAGCATCGCAAGTATTCTCAACAGCAGATGATAACCAACCAGCTGTGACTGTTAATATCGCACAAGGTGAACGTGAATTTATCAAGGACAACAAGAAACTTGGCGAATTTAATCTAGAAGGTATCGAGCCAGCACCACGTGGTGTACCAGCTATTGAGATCACACTAGACATCGATGCCAATGGTATCTTGAAAGTATCGGCTAAAGATAAGAAAACTGGTAAAGAAAACAAGATCACTATCAAAGCCAATTCAGGGTTAACTGAAGAAGAAATTGAAAAGATGGTTCAAGAAGCAGAAGCCAATAAAGAAGCCGATACCAAAGCCCGCACAACAGTTGAGGCCAAAAATGCAGGAGAAAATAATGTACACGGAATTGAACGTGCATTGAAAGAACATGGTGATAAGATCACCGAAGAACAACGCAAGGCAGTAGAAGCCGAAGTTGAAAACCTTAAAGAAGCTTTGAAAACAGAGGACGCTGAAAAGATCTATGAAGCTATCCAGGCACTAGCCGAACCAGCTTTTCCATTGTTTGAAGCTAAATCTGCAGCAGAAGCCGAACCTACGGTAGAATCTACGGTAGAACCAAATTCAGAAAAACCCAGCGATGTAGTAGATGCTGAGTTCACTGAAGTTAAGAAGGATGCCGAATAAGGGTCCTTGATTTAATCTTGCTTAACTATAAGGAGAATAAGCTATGAAACAAGTATATATTAACAGTTTGGATATTCCAAGTATCCAAAGATTTGCAGTTGGATTTGACCGCATGTTTGATGAGCTCAGCAGAACAGCTGGCACATTGAATGCCAGTAACTATCCACCTTACAACATCATCAAAGAAACAGAAACTATCTGGAAGATCGAAGTAGCAGTGGCAGGCTTTGATGAAAGTGAGTTGGATGTTGAGATCATCAACAACGAACTAGTTGTTACAGGTGCAGTCAACAAAGAAAACAAAGTAGAACAACAATATCTACATCAAGGTATCGCTGGCCGCGACTTTGAACGCACATTTGCTCTTGCGGACAACGTAGAAGTCAAAGGTGCTACTGTTAAAAATGGCATACTAACTGTCACTTTGGAACATATCGTTCCAGAATCAGCTAAGCCTAAAAAAATTGCTATTACTTTTCAAAAGTAATTGCTCTTTAAAATAAAAGGCAGTATAATAATAATATGGGGTAGCAAACCTACCCCATTATTAAGTGAGATTCAATAATGTCAAAAATATCTGAAAAGGAAATCATGGGCACTAAAGCTGTTACTAGAGTAAAACCTACTCCAAACTTTGATTTGAGAGAACCTCCCTTATATCGCGTGATCTATATCAACGACAGCGTGACCACTATTGAATTCGTGATAGAAACATTGGTAACTATTTTCAATCACACACCGGAATCTGCCCAAGAAGTCACCATGAAGATACATGAAGAAGGTAGTGGTACGGCAGCGATACTTCCCTACGAGATGGCAGAACAAAAAGGTGTAGAAGTAACACAGTTGGCCCGCAACAATGGATTCCCCTTACAGATTAAATTAGAACCAGCTGAATGATCTTCAACAAAGTACAGGAATTAAAAGCACAAGGTCTACGCATAGGGTTCACTGCTAGTCAATTTGATATGTTACACGCAGGCCACGTCGCTATGTTAAGTGAAGCTAAAAATCACTGTGATTATCTTATCGCTGGCCTACAGAATAATGCCAGCTGGGATCGTCCTGAAAAGAACGCACCAATACAAAGTATCGTAGAACGACAGATTCAACTAGCGGCAACACGCTATGTAGATGAGATCGTGGTCTACAACACAGAAAAAGACCTCGAAGATATATTACTAACCTTGCCTATCGATGTGCGTATCTTAGGTGTGGAATATCGAGACAAAGAATTCACAGGTCGAGATATCTGCGATAAACGCAATATTAAATTAATCTTTAACAGCCGCGATCATAGTTTCAGTTCCAGCAGTCTTCGTAAACGTGTAGCAGAAGCAGAAAGTAAACGATGAAAATTTCAGACGAAGTTAAATTTATTGGACTATTTTTCATAGTAGTCGCATCTATAGCGGTAATGTTCTTCCAACCTAGATACCCAACAGTCACCTATGATTGTCGTCTAGCTGAAATATCACCAGATTATCCACAAGAAGTCAAACAACGATGCCGTGAAGAAATACGCAAGGCCTGGCTACGTTCACAAGGTAATCTATAATGGATATAATGTTGGATTTAGAAACACTAAGCACACGTCCAGATGCTACTATCTTGACCTTTGGGGCTTGTAAGTTTAGTCCATATAAGCAGCATGAGATCGTAGATGGTATCTACTTCCGTGTCAGTGTAGATGAACAGATAGCATTAGGGCGACATGTAGATGATAACACTGTTGAGTGGTGGGGGCGACAAGCAGATGATGTCAGAGAAGAAGCCTTAGGTGATGGTAATCGCATTAGCCTAGAGCAGTTTACACAAGAGTTAAATAGATTTATAGTAGGCTGTGATAACATCTGGGCACAGGGTCCTGTGTTTGACATTGTTATCTTGGAAAATCTTTATAGACAAATGGGTTTACCTTGCCCATGGCAGTTCTGGCAGATCCGCGATAGTCGTACCTTATTAAGTACCCACGGTGACCCTAGAGATAAGAACAAAGCAGGCCTGCACAATGCCTTAGAAGATTGTGTTAGCCAAGCCCAAGCTGTTCAAACAGTGTTTGAACGTTGTGGTATTACGGAGAAACGTTAATGAATATTATATTTGGTCGTGAAAATGCTGAAAAATTACGTGAAAAATACACAGTCTTAGACCTAGAAAAACTAGTAGTAGAAGACAAAGAAGTAGAAGTTTTCTGCTTAATTCCTGCTGAAAAAATAGCTCTACCCGATCTACCACAGTTAGAGCAATGGACTAAATTACACGATGATTTCCTCAATGGGTATAATACCCAACAATGGAACTACTGCCGCCAATGTATCGAGTATTTAATGGGTAAATTTGGTGGTGAACTTGACACATTCTACGAAGAAATCCTCAAGC